CGGCACTGGCGGCGCCCCTGGCGGCGGCACTGGCGGCGGCACTGGCGGCGCCCCAGGCGGCGGCACTGGCGGCGGCACTGGCGGCGCCCCTGGCGGCGTCCAATTCATCCTGTGTCGCAGTGCCGCGCGCGAACCTACGCGCCGTGTCGATCGCCGCCTTAGGGCGCGGATCGTCACCGCACAAATGCACGACAGCTTCGGCGCAGTCGGCGGCAAACAGCCGAGCCGTCGTCTCGTTCCAGGTCTCCACGCGGCGGAGTAGCCGCGCGCCCTGAGAGACGCTCTTGTTGTCGCCCTTCACGACCGCGCCGCGAGGCTCGACCACGTAGCATTCGGCCGCCAGCCACTCGATCGAATGCCGCGCCTCGCACCAGTGCCAGCCGCGCTGGCAGAGGATCGGCCGCGTCTTGTAGTCGCGCATCCATTCGCCGGGTGCGTCGTCGGTCGGGAGTTTCCACTTGAAATTCTGATGCGTTGACAGGCCGCCGCGATCGAGGAACTTCAGCGGTGTGTCGAGGGTGATCAGCGCCATCACGCGGCGCTCCCCGTGCGGGCGGCGCGCGTGCGCTTCTCGGCGCGGATCATGCCGGCGTGGCCCGCCAGCCGAGATAGGCTGCCCGTGTCGTCATAGGTGGTGCGATGGATGCGCAGGATGATACGGGCGCTTTCCAGCGTCGTAGCGAGCGCTTCATCCGTCATCGCCTTGTACACGGCGCGATCGGCTGCCCTCCGCGCCGCCGGCCCACCGTCCACCACCTTCCCGCTCTCCATCTCGCCCTCCTGGGTGTGTGGGAGGGAGACTAAGCGCAGGTTAGGACCCGACGCAAGCAAAATCTAACCGGTGGTTAGAGAATTTAGTTGGAGGCTGTCTCTTTCGGCCGCATAGCAGCAAGGATAGCCAACGCAGTCTCTTGCTGGTCCTCGCTCATGCTGCGAATTAATTCCAGAGCCCGACGCTCGGAAACGGTCTGGGCTTTCACGATCTCGTTCGGCTCACCGCCCGTAAGCAACCACTCTGTAGTCACCCCAAGCACCTCCCCAATGGCTTCCAGCCGCTTGAGCCGAGGGAGGTTTCTGCCGGTCTCATATTGGTTGATTGCAGCGTCAGAGACGCCGATCTTGCTCCCCAACAGAGCCTGCGTCATGCCCACGGCCTCGCGAGCATGCCGGACTCTTTTCCCAACTTCAATAGCTTTTGGGTTGATGGTTCGCATGTCGGGAGCATGCCCAACCGGCCTTAGCTTGGCTTGCCAAGTTTCGCTTGCATCCGACACTAACCAGTGGTTAGGATGCATTATGCAAACCGAGGACATACTTGCCGATCTTCGACGGCTGCGCGGAGCAACGACCCTCATAGCGGCACGCTGCCGTATCACTCGGTCGGCGGTCTCCCAATGGAGGAAGGTCCCCGATCAATACCTCGATGAGGTGGCTGCCGTAGCTCACGAGCTAGGGCTCAAGGTCGTTCGGAACTTGCCGGAAGCCCCGTCCCCGGAGCGCGTGGCGTGATCCCCATCAATGAAATCGCGGCTGCCCTCGCTCCCCAGCGCGCCGCCGCGTTCGTCAGTCAGTTCGGTGTGCAGCCGATCCATGAAAAACATCATGGAGAGAATTCGTGAGTGCATCCACGGAAAGTCTGTCCGTGCATATGGCGCGGGAGGCGGTCAGCCTCGCCACGCTGATGAACGGCAGAAAGCGCGGCTGGCATTTGGTCGCGCAGTTGCTCGGGGTTTCTGAGCGCGTCGTGAAGGCTCTGACCTACGGCGAGCCAGCGCGCGTCGATCCCATCGCGGCCCAGCAGGCGCGCAACACCCTCGCGCGCGAGCGCATCCAGCAAATCCGCGCGGAACTCGCGCTTCTCGAAGGAGCCGCAGAGCATGCGGAAAGCCCTGTGGTCAGCAGCCGCCAGAATCACGGGTGCGCTCGGTGAGCGCTTTCTCGACCTCTCCGACTGGTGTCTTGCCCGCGCGCGAAGAGCCGCGCGTCGGCCATGGCGAACACCGGAGCAGGATTTCGATTGAGGTGTCTGCGATGACCGCAGCACCCCGCCGGGCCTCGCAAGGGGCGTCCTCCGAGGCGGCGGGTTCTTTTCAAGGCGGCGCGCGGATGCCTTCGCGCGCGCATGTCGCGATGACCGGGTTGGACCGCGCGTCACTCGACCAGCGCGAGCCGAACGACTTCTACCGCACGCCGCCGCACGCCACGCGCGCGCTGATGCATGTGGAGGCATTGCCCCGGACGATTTGGGAACCGGCCTGTGGCGACGGTGCTATTTCTCAGGTGCTGCTCGACTCTGGCCACACGGTGCATTCCACGGACCTGATCGATCGGGGGTTTGGCGTCCCGCGTCGCGACTTCCTGATGGAACGCACACGGCTCGCGGACTGCGTCGTCACCAACCCGCCGTTCAAGCTGGCCGATCAGTTTGTTGAACACGCGCTGTCGCTGGGTATCAAGCGAATTGCGATCCTTCAGCGCCTTGCATGGCTTGAGGGCAGCGAGCGTCGGAAGCGGCTGTGGTCAGTGAGCCCGCCCGCGCGTGTCTGGGTGTTTTCGAAGCGCGTGACGATGTGGCGCGGCGATGACCCGAATGCGCGCGACAAGGGCGGCGCGATTCCATTTGCGTGGTTTGTCTGGGAGCCCGCTTCGCCGCGCACTGAAATTGGGTGGCTCGCATGACCCGCCACAACCCCATCCCTGCATCAGCAGGCGATCTGGCCCGGCAGGCTCCGGGTGGGCGCTTTCCCAGGCGTCCGAGCGTTTCCTCCCTGAAACTTGCCGCCGGGGTTTCGGCCTCGGCGGTCCTTTTCTGAGGGCAACGGATGACAGCTAGGTTCATGTTCACCGCTGACCAAGACCTGCTTTTGCGCCGTGTTTATCGCGGCGAGATCTCCATGGTCGAGGCCTGCGAGGTGATCGGGTGCGGTGCCGAGACGGCACGGCGTCGTGTTCTTGAGCTTGGCCTCTCACTCAGCGTCGGCCGGCCCAGCCGGGCAACACCGAAGACAATCACGGGCTTGCCCAAGGCAACCGATGGATGGGTTGCAATCGCCCACAAGTCCGATCGTCACTGGAAGGAACTCAGCGGTGCGCCGCTGACCATTCACGAGGCGCGGACGGCCGAGGGCGCAGGGGTCGGAACCATGGCCCATCGCCGGGTCGATGGCGGTTGGGACCTGCTGTTCAAGGCCTACGTCTGATGCGCCGGCCAACCCCAGCTCTTGATGAGGCGGTATCCATCGTCGTTTGTCACATGCGCGATGCCGCGACCGCTTCGCTCGAGTGCCCAACCAATCGCGACCTGGCTGCGCGACTTCAGACGTCTTCAACCTACGTCGTGCGTGTGATCCAAACCGCTGAGGCTGCCGGCCTAATCACGGTAGAGCGCGGCAATCGGCAGCGCGTGGTGCGAGCGCCCGATGGTTCGTGGCGCACGGCCGGCGAGATCAACAACAAGCATTGGCGCAATCGCACCGAGGCGGATCGTCTCGCGCCAAAGCCGCCGCGCCGAAAGCGGAAGCGCGATACTACCGCGCCCGCTCCGCGTGGCCGGGACGGTCAGGCTGGGGCTGCGGCGCTGGCTCGTGCGCAGCAGGCGCAGGCTCATGTTGTTCGTGCATCGGTTCCCGCGCCGGTTCTCAAGGCGTCATCTGCCGGCACCGATCTGATGGCCGACAAGCGCGGGTGCCGATGGCCCATGTGGGGGTTTGGGCAGCGCGCGACGCACGTCTACTGCGGCGGCGCGCGTGAGAGTGTCTGCGGTCCGTACTGTGCGGCGCATGCGGTTAAGGCAAGGCGCCTCATAAGCGGGGTTAGCGACGTCGCATGACCGTCAGCTTGCGCCCCTACCAAGAGACGGCCATCGAAGGCGTGCGCGAGGCGTTCCGCGCCGGCCGGCGCGCGCCTGTGCTGGTCGCTCCCACGGGCGCGGGCAAGACGGTGATGTTCGGCTTCGTCGCCGAGCAGACCGCGAGCCGCGGCAAGCGCGTGCTGATCCTCGCACACAGGAAGGAACTGATCCGACAGGCGAGCCGCAAGCTGGATGACGCCCGCGTTCGGCACGGCATCATCGCACCAGGCCACACGCCGACGCGCGACCTCGTGCAGGTCGCCTCGGTCCAGACACTCGGCCGGCGCCTAGCCGATCCCCGCTATGCCGCTCCCGATCTCATCGTCATCGACGAGGCGCACCACGCCGTCGCCGGGCAGTGGCGCGATATCGTCACTGCCTACCCACAGGCGCGCATCCTAGGCGTCACAGCTACGCCGGAGCGCCTCGACGGCAAGGGCCTTGGGTTAGAGGTCGGCGGTATCTTCGACCATATCGTCATGGGCCCGACCGTGGCCGATCTCGTCGCGGGCGGTTTTCTCACGTCGACTAGGATCTATGCTCCGGCGGAGGCGCCGGACCTGTCTGGCATCCGCACCCGGGGCGGTGACTTTGAGGCCGGGGCGCTCGCTGATGCCATGGGCAAGGCGCAGCTCGTTGGCGATGCGGTCAAGCACTATGGCCGCCACACCCCTGGTCAGCCCGCCATCCTGTTCTCGCCCTCCGTCGCCCACGCCGAGGCGATGGCAGAGGCGTTCCGTGCGGCCGGCTGGAAGGCTCAAGCGGCCTCCGGCTCCACTCCCCCGGCTCAGCGCGATGCCGCCATTGCTGGCCTCGCCACGGGCGCCGTGCAGGTGCTGTGCAGTTGCGACCTGATCTCGGAAGGCCTCGACGTGCCGGCGGTCGGAGCCGTTATTCTGATGCGTCCTACCAAGTCCCTTGGGCTCTACCTGCAACAGGTTGGTCGTGGCCTTCGCCCTGCGCCAGGCAAGACGCACCTCACCGTGCTCGACCATGCCGGCAACACGCTGCGCCATGGACCTCCGGAAATGCCGCGCGCATGGAGCCTGGAAGGCCGGCCGAAGAAGGCGAAGAAGGCCGACGAGGATGTGCCGCCGGCCCGGCAGTGCACCGAATGTTTCGCCGTCCATGCTCCGGCGCCGCAGTGCCCTGAGTGCGGACATGTCTATCCGGTTGCCTCGCGGGAGATCGAGCATGTCGAGGGTGATCTCGCCGACATCACGGACAGCCTGACGGCTCGGTGGGGGAAGCATAGGCCGCTGTCGCAGGTGCTCCGCGAGGCGAAGGACGAGGATCTTCGGGAGATCGCCCGTGCCCGAGGCTATAAACCAGGTTGGATTCGTCACGTCCTCGCTGCTCGGCAGGGGAGGGCGGCGTGAGGACGTGCGCAAAATGCAAGGGCGTGAAAGATGGATCGCACGTCTCGTACTGCCGCGACTGCTATAATGCATATAAGCGCGCCCGATACGCTGAGAATCCTGCGGCCGAGGTCGCGCGCTGCTCTGCCTGGAACCGGCAGAATCCCGACCGCGTAGCGGCCAATATGCGCGCAGCACGGTCCCGCCGGCCAGACCATTTCCGCGCATACGGCAAGGCTTGGAAGGCGGCCAATCCCGCCTCCGTGAAGAACCACGATCATGCAAAGCGCCTGCGGCGCCGCGCCGCGAAGGTCGGGACTGTCGCGGCGTGGGAAATGCAGATCATTTTGGAGTCCTTCCAAGAGCGGGCATGTCATTACTGCGGAACGCTGGCGGGCGAGGTGACGATCGATCACTTCCGGCCCATTGCGCTAGGCGGCCGACATGAGGTCGGAAATCTCGTTCCAGCCTGCCGCTCCTGCAATTCAGCCAAGGGAGCGATGCATCCCGAGGATTTCGCTCTCCGGCGCGGGAGGCTCTGCTGGTGAGCGAGACCGCCACGAAGAGCGAGATCATGTTGGCCGTTGGTCGCGAATCTCGCTTGTTCAAGAACCCTGTCGGCAACGGATGGATGGGCAAGGTGATCGCTGAGAAGGGCGACACTGTTACCCTGGCCGGCGCGCGCCGTGTCGCGTACGGCCTGAACGTTGGCTCGTCCGATTTGGTCGGCTGGACCTCGTTGCTCATAACCCCCGACCATGTGGGACGCATCCTCGCGATCTTCTCCGCTATCGAGGTGAAGAAGCCGGGCGGCAGGCACCCTGTGACCGACGAACAGGAGAAGTTCCTCGCTGCCGTGCGGCGCGCCGGCGGTTTCGCTGGTATTGCCCGCAGCCCGGAACAGGCCCGTCTCATCCTGGGGCTGCCGACATGAGCCGCGCCCCCACGGATCGCAAGCCCGATTGGCGCGCCGTCACCTATGAGGTGTTGGTTGACCCGTCTGGGCTCGCGCGCGTGCTCGCTGACATGGGGTTCAAGGCCTATCACGGCACGGTCGCGCGCGGCAGCATCAAGTGGTGGCAGCCGGATTACCTGTCGGCGCCTACCAGCAGCCCGCATCGCCGCTGCTATGCCGTGGTGAACCGCCACATGCGGGATGCCGATGTGCACCTGCTCTCGGACGACTATCGCTCTCAGACCGTCATGGCGGTTTGCAGCTACGCCGGTGAGTGGCGCTCGGCTGATGGGGCGCAGCGCGGCGATGATCTGCCGTCTCTTGGTGCGCTGCGATGGTCCTGCAAGTACGGCAGCGCCGCAGGTCGCATCGCCCGCCTGGTCGGGATCGACCGCATTCCGCTAGTCGCTCCCATGACCGCCCGCGAGGTTTTCGCCGAGGTGTACGCAAGGCTCGATGCGTTCGCGCGCGCCGCGAAGGAAGCCGCGCATGCCGGATGATTTCGCCAGCATGTTCGAGGCAGCCAAGGAGCAGCTTCAACGCCCCGACGCCCCATCTGCGTCCGATTGGCCATTCCAGTGCCTTGGCCATGATCGCGGGCGGTTCTTCCTCTACACCCATGAAGGGCGTCAGGTGCTGTCCTTGAGCGCCAAGGACCTCAGCAGCCATGGCGAGTTGCTGAAGCTGGCCTCCCTGCGCTGGCTGGAAGGCGCATTCCCTGGCCGGGAGTCCTTCAACGCCCGCCAGGCGGCCGATGCCATCATGCGCGCTTGTTATGCCATGGGCGTATTCAATCCCGACGCCTTGCGCGGGCGCGGCGTGTGGCTCGACGAGGGCCGTCTCGTTATGCACATCGGCGATCAGCTTCTCGTCGATGGCATCGCGACCCCTCTGACGGGGCATCGGTCCCGGTTCATCTATGAGCAGTCGCGCCCCCTAGGCGTGACGCTTGGGGCGCCTCTGACCGATGACGAGGGCAAGCGCTTCCTCGCTCTCTGCCGGGCCATCGCTTGGGCTGATCCGGAGCGCGATGGCAGCTTCTTCGCCGGCTGGCTCGTGTCAGCCCTGATCGGTGGTGCGCTGGCATGGCGCCCGCACCTGTGGCTGCTCGCGGAGCACGGGTCAGGGAAGACCTGGGTCCAAGAGAATGTGGTCATGCCGACCATCGGCGACCTCGCGCTCCTGCTTCAAGGCAAGACTACCGAGGCGGGCATCCGGGGTGAGCTTGGCATGGATGCCCGGCCGGTCCTGTTCGAGGAAGCCGAGACGCAATCCGAGGCTGATCGCGGCCGGGTACAGCAGGCCATCGACCTTGCGCGTCAGGCATCTAGCGAGCACGCGCCCCCCATCGTGAAGGGGACGAAGGACGGGGGAAGCCGCCGCTACACCATTCGCGCCAGCTTCATGTTCGCCTCGATCGTCGGAGGTCTGACCCAGGCGGCAGACGAAAGCCGGTTCGTCACCCTGACGCTTCTCGGCGGCGATCCTGACCAATTCGCGGCGCTCAAGGTCGCGCACGCCGCTGCCATGGTGCCGAACCTATGCGGCAGGCTTCTGGCCCGCGCCATGGCGATGGCGCCCACCATACGGGCGAATGCCGACCTGCTCGCTGATGCCATCTCTCGGACCGGAGCAGGGCGCCGTGCGGGGGACGTGCTCGGGACGCTGCTCGCATGCCAGATGTCTCTCGTCACGGCCGAGCAACTGACGCCAGAGAAGGCGTTGAAGATCCTCGATGCGCGCAAATGGGTGAGGGAGGCCGCGACGGAAGCGAAGGCTGCGCCGGAATACGAGCGTGCCCTTGCTCACCTCATGCAGTCCGAAGGACTGCGCCAGACCAGCAGCGGGCGCGCGGAGGCCGTCAGCATCGCGGAGCTGATCACCGCCTGCTACGCCATGGTGTCACGTGACGGCACTGTGTCCGAGGTAGACGCAGACCTGGCGCTGAAGCGTCTCGGCATGCGCGTCAAGGACGACCGCCTCCTGATCGGGAACAGGTCCAAGGGAGCTGCGGAGATATTCCGCAACACCCCGTGGGGTGCCGGGTGGCAGTCGGTCCTTGCCCGCATCCCGAAAGCCACCCGCAACGTCCAGTGCCGGTTCGTCGAGGGCTACCGCGACAAGGCCGTTTCGATCCCGCTCGACTTCATCATGGGAGGTGAAAGTGGCAGATAACCGCCATTTGTACCCGCCAGACCCTAAAAGGGTACAGGTGGGTACAGAATTACCCAATGAAATCAAGCGTGTACCCGTGTACCTCCGTGTACCCGCGCATAACCGCTATATAGGGTGTAATCACACCCCTTATAGTTATATTTTTTTGGGTACAAGAAGGTACAAAGGTACAAACCGCAGTTTTCTGCGGGTTTCGCGTGTACCCTCGTGTACCCATTTCCGGTTGGGTGGGTACAGCCATGCGTGAGGGCATTCCGGCGCTCTTCGTTCATGGCGGCGTCTCTGGCCCGTACGTCGCCCGGCTCTTGAGCGACACGTCAGACGCGTTCTCGGCTGATCGGCTGTCACAGCTTCTCGGCGTTGCTCCGCTGCGGATTATCCTCGCCTTCGGGGTGACCTCGCCGTCAATCACAGTCAGTCGCCGCGAGGCCGTATCCTACTGCCGGAACCATCCAGGCGAGGTTTGGCGCTGGCAGCAAGCGTACCGGTCGAATGCTCGCCCTCCTGTGCACGCTGTGCCGGCGGAGGTGAGCGATGCCTGACCCCACCCCTGCCGAATACGGCCGGTCGCGGGCCCTACAGGCCTTGGTCGAGCGCGCCGAGATGCTGGCCGACCAGCCCCAGGCCGACGCGCCAGGGCTCAACGATGACGACCGGGCCTACCTGCGCTCGTTCGTCGCCACCTGTCGCTCCATCGCGGACAGGCTGCGCAGGTCGCCGGGGTATGAGGCATGACCGGGAATGACGCGCGCGTGCGCGGGCGGACGCGCTGGGCGGCGTTTCGGATGCCGGCCCGTATGTTGTGGGTAGCGGGAGGGAGCGAAAAGCCGCTGGCGGCCCCTCAGAAGGACGCGCGCGCGGTCACGGCCGGCGGCATCGGCGGGACGGGGAGATAGGGAATGCCAAGCGCACATCCGGATGACCAGAAGCGGATGATCGAGCGGTTCGGGTCGATCGGGACAGAGGGGCCAATCGCGTTCCTCGAGGGGCGCGGGTTCAAGCTCGGGAAGGAGTGGGCTTGGAGAAAGCCGGGCGTGTCCTGGCAAGACCTGCCCTTAGCCGACCGTGAGTGCATCCACTTCCTCGCCGCTGAATGGGACTTCGGCGGGTTCGAGGATGACGCCGAGGG